TACATAAGAATAGGATTATAACAAACCATATTAATCACCTGTACCGATTGTATCAGGATTAAATCAGAATGTCAAATCCTAAATCCACCTCGTCCTACTCTTTTAAAATTTCTACGACGAGATTTGGAGGTACGCCGGAAAAGACGACGAGAACCTCGTTTAGATAAGCGACGTCGCCTCATTTAGCATCCCTCCAAGAACCGAAAAAACGGCTAGTTTTTTTAGAATCATTCTTATTAGCAACTGGCTCAACAAGTTGAGCAACATCGGTTTGAAAATCCGAAGCAACCTTTTTAGCAGTAACAGTATTCGAAGTAGCTTTACCTTTCAGAGCTTCAATAAGGTCAACGACCTCCTGAATAAAAGGAACTACAACAGTAACAATAAAAGTAAGAATCATAGTAGTTTTGTTAGACACATTAACACTCCTTTACTTAAACAAATAGCCAATACCACGAAGAACGTGACCAAGGCCAGAGTTACCAACACCTAAAGAATCATAAAAATCAGCTTCCTGTTTAGAAAGGCGAGTATTTTGCTCAGAGAAAGATGCGGCAGAATTAGACTGATTGGCTGAAGCCAAGTTAGAAATTATACCTGATTGAAGATAAGAACCTTGAAGCCTTAAATTCTGAAGTTCCTGATCCATGCGCTGAAGCTCATAACCAAGACGTTTTTCATATGTCTGCTCAGCAAGATTTAAATGGTTAGCTTTGATACCATTATCAATAACTATACCATTGGTCGCCTGACGCGTAGAATCAGCCTCTGCGACGTTTTTTTCAATTTGAGATACTGCAAGATGCTCAGCATTCTTAGCCTGTCTCATAGCGGCGTTAGAGCTACGAGCAGAGTTCATATTACTTCCTATATCGCTCATACCTACAGAAGCGGCCGAAGCTCCGGATATAGAACCGCCAATACCATTAGTCGCGGCCAAGATAGGATTAAGACCAGCAGCGTGCATATCTTCTACAGCCCATTGATAGCGATGTTTATAGTTTTCAACATTCCATTCATTAGCCTGAGCAGCATTAGCAGAGTTATACTTATTTTGAACACTAGAACCTAAAACAGAGCCGACAACAGAACCTAAAGTATCACCTAACCACGACATAATATCAACTCCTTAAAAATGGTCAACAAGGCCAGGTGTTCCAAACATAGGCATAGGCCGCACAGTAGTATAGCGGAAGCCTATATCAAGCAAGAATTCAGGCTCACTGGGAACGGCTATAATGCGATTAATAGGCGGTTTATCAATTATAAACTCCTCGTTGAGAGTAGGAGCATTTTGGAAAAACTGCGAAAGATGCCATTTATCCAAGGTACCGCCAGTTACAGAACTGCGGAATTTACCAGTGATTTGTGAAGGCTTATAGCGATATTCGGCATAACGTTCCTGATAACCAAAAACAGAAGTATCAGCTTCGACACCCTGAGCATAGATCTCACGAAGTTCAATAGCCTGTTCACCAAGATGTGCGAAGGTTGGCCAGTAAAAATCATAAACTGTAGAACGAAGCCACATTTTATTAATGCCTTGCTGGTAAGTAAGATCAGCACGGGCACAAACAAAGCCTATAATATAACCATGCTCAACAAAGGATTTAGTAAATCCATGGAATTTAGATGCAGTAACGCCATAAGCAGAGAGGTTACCTTGCGGAGAGGTATTGTCAGTTGCGGAAGTCTGAGCTATAGGATTTACCATTACCATTTTGGTAAAAGAACCAAGGAACTCGGGACGCTGAAGCCGAGCATCAGGAGAAACTACACCAAAGAAAGAGCGAAGCACCTCTGTATAGCGAGTACCTCCACGAGCAAGACGTTCATAAAACTTCTGCATCTGAAAAGCAGTACGCAGAGAGTTTATAGTGGCGCCAGATATGGATTCAAGATCAGCATAAGCGAATCGATTCAAATCAACGAGGCTTTGGTTGGTCTGGTCATACTCATAAACCTCGTGAGGCCAGTTGCCATCAGTTTCTCGGGTCATAAGTCTACCAGCATTATTGATTTCCTTAACGGGAGGCATATTAGAAATATGTACGCCTTGAGAATCATAAACAAAAGCATTACCAGTCAAAGGAACTTGTACTCCAGGTCCTTTTTGAGTCCAAGGAAAGGCAGAAGTAAAGTAATCATGACGTTTGCCACGAGGAGGACAAGCAAAGCCAGGAACTATAGTAGTTCCTTCAGAGAACAGCCAAGAAGGCTGATTGCTAAGACGAGAAGAATCTAAAACCTCATTAGCATCACCTTTTTGAATCTTTACAGACTTCTGCAGATTCTCATCTCTAAACCATTCGTTGTAAATAAGATAAACACTACGAAACGGGAGAGCACTAATTTCTGACAAGGTGCCAGTAGTATTTACAGGCAAGCCAAAATAATCCCAAAGAGAACCAACATAAGCGTTATCACTATTACCAGAAGCAGTGACGGTAGGGATAACATAATCAGTGCTGTCATCAGGGTCTTCCTGCTCAAAGCAGAAATTCTGCCAATGTTCCCAAACAAGACGATTGGGAACAAAAAAGAAAAACCAATCGAGATAAATATTATCCATAATAGGTTTAACAGGAGTTGCAAGGCGAGCAAAATAATTAACAGACATACGAGTAGTATCGCCAGGAAGAACTTCATCGACAAATACAGGTATAAGCTTGCCTGAATTAAAAGTAGTTTTATATACATGAGAGCGATCAAACTTTGTCCTTCGCATATACATCGCAGGAGCATCGCTGAAGCGATGTCCTCGAACTCTTATTTTACGAGCCAAATTTTCACCTTCTTTTAAGACTGTAAACCCAAGAATTATCCTAAAGCAAATCATTCTTAGGTTTTAGTTTATTTTTGCGTCACCTACGCCAGTTACATCAAGTAAGTAACTGGCTTCGGTGACGCCTATTTTTGTGTTTCTTGATTATTTGATTCTAAAGTGTTAATTTTTTCTTTTGTTTGTTCACTACTTACGGACTGTTGTTGTTCGTCGAAGGATAATTTACCACCGTACAAACCTTCTCGTTGGAGATATTCGAGCGTATTAGGATCATTCAATTGGTTGACGAAATTAATAGGATCATGACCAAATTTAGCACGAACGTATGCGGGTAAACTATAGAATTCTTCACGAACTCCAGATACAAGCTCGAGAGCTGTACTGTAGTCGCCAGGGAGCGTTGCATCTCCGAACTGCAAGTAAGCGTATTGCGAAGTATCGCCGAGATCTAAAGTAGCTACACCTTTTTGACCATCTGCAAACTTATTTACGATGTAGTTAATATCGCTCTCGTCCTTTTCGTCCTGAGAAGTAAGAGAAGGCATAGTAAACACAATGCCACAGTGATCATGTTCCTCTTCAGGATCATAGGCAGATCTAAACTTCATAATTTCACCTCCTTTCGTACGCGCCTAGACGCGGCGGGCGTAGCGTACAAAAAAAGGGCGATCTCTTTTGAGATCGTCCTTTTTATGATACGCTCTTTACTAGATTATCACTGGGTAGAAATATTGTCAACATTTTGAACATAATCTACGGCGTGACCAACCAATACAGGAACGCGGGATTCGTCAGAATGTTCAAGATAGTAACGGCCATCAGTATCGCCAAGGTTACCGACATAATAAAGACTAAAATCTTCAGGATATTTACAAATAAGCATTTTATCATCATTAACAATAGCTTCAAAACCTCTCAAAGCAAGCATATCATTGTGATAAACCTGAGGAGGACTGAATTGCTCAGCCTTAGAATCATAAATTGAATAAAGTCTCAGTGTCAACATCTCCTTTTCTATAATGAATTAAGAATCTACGAATCATAAGATGCGTAATATTAGGCAAAACAAAATATTCATTATCGAGGCGGATAACATTACAATCATCGGGCTTAATACGATAAGCGGCGTATTTAGATCCTCTGAAAATAAAGTTAAAAGGAATATTTTTGCGTTTGCAAAAAAGAGAAACAGCAGCAAACTCACTAGAAAATCGATCTATAAAATCATCTCCTTTTCTGATTAAATAATAACACAATCACAATACCTTGTCAAGTTTTCTGCCAAGAAAATGCTTATACCTACCTTCCTGAACACGACAACGATCAACCAAACGCTCAAAAGTATTATTCTCAAAGTTATGAAGCATCTTCTCAATACGGTTAGAACGAATAAACTCCATCCAGTGAGGATGCGTTTCATCAAATTTCTTATCGTAGTAACGAGGAGGACGCATTTTTTTTCCGTTGATAACAATATAATCATTGGAATAACATTCTTCACCATGTTCTTCGAGCCATTTAGCACCTATCCCAGGGCGATTGGACGCAACCATGAACTCAGGAATGCGGCCTTTATAGTGAGAAGGAGCATCTTTACCTGTCTGCTTTTTAACTATATAACGAGCGACATAGGCAGCAGAATCAAAGCTAAACTCACCAATAAGATGCATACCGTATTTCCATACTTTGGCAAAACGAGAAGAAGTATAAGTATTATAACCGTCTGAACGGAACCGAAAAATTTTGTCATCAAAATCAATATTAAACAAAATGTAATGATAATGGGGACGACCATGAAGTTCACCATATTCACCACAGCCAAGAAAGCGAATACCACTGCCATACTCACGTCGAAGATTCTTCATAAATGTCTGATGAAATTTCTTACTCAAGCTTTTATCACATGGCATATGATAATCATCAAAAGTGCAAGTAACGAAATAAGCAGAAGACGAAGAACGGGCTTCGTGAACAGCACGGACAGCCCACTGTCTGCTATTTTCGAGACGACAGCCAATACATTGTTTACAAGAACAACGAATGAAACGGCTATCGCTAGAAAGCTCAGGGTGAGAGGCAAGGCTACCGTAAAAACTATAATGTTGTTTTCCATTCTTGGTAACCGCTCCTTCAACTGGATACATAAGAATAGGATTATAACAAACCATATTAATCACCTGTACCGATTGTATCA